GATGCTCAAGCAGCTCATGCAGAAAAGATGGCAAAAGGAGAACTTGAGTATTCAGGTAAACTTTTAGAAGCTAGACAATCAGACTGGAAAGATGAGTTCGTTTTGGTCGTACTCACTTTGCCAATTTTGGTGATCGCTTGGGGAGTCTTCTCAGATGATCCTGGTGCTTCTGCCAAGATAAAAGAGTTCTTTGAACAATTCCAACAACTACCATCATGGTTCACAAACTTGTGGATTTTGGTAGTCGCAAGTATTTATGGAATTAAGGGTACACAGATTTTTAAAAACAATAAAAAATAATTAATGTCCGACATTGATTTAATTAATGAATATAAGGATCAAGTAAGAATCCTTAAACAAGAAGTTGCAGAATTACAAGACGCAGGTAAGTCTAAAGATTCTGCTAACAAAAGATGTTTGCAAAAACTAGAACATTCTCAACAAGACTTGATTGATGCAAATAAAAAAATAACAGAACTTGAGGATGAGTTGAAAAAGCTGAAAGATGATAAATGAAATTTATTTTAATTATGACTGTGTGTTCATCAATATATCAAACTTGCATAAACCCTTTACAAATGGGTGAATACAATAATTGGGATAGTTGTGCTAGACAAGGTTATGCAAAATCAATTGAATTATTAGATGAATTAGGTTCAAAAAAAGTAGAACAACAAAGAACCTATATAAGTTTTCTTTGTAGAGAAGTTAAAGAAAAGATTATAGTTCCTAAACCTAAACCAAAGATTGATACTTAATGTATTGTGTTGTTTGGAAAAGAGATGGTTCTGATTTGCATGAATTATTTACAAATCTAGTTTTTGAAACAGAGAAAAAAGCTATAGAGTTTAAAAACAAACAGAAATCTATGCGTAAAAAACATGATTGCAGAGTGGTAGAATATGATTATAAATACTTTGACGGAGTTAAATTAGATGGCGATAAATAAAGCTAAAATGAAATGTAACAGTCCTAAAAGACAAATTTCTGGTGGTAAGAAGTTTGTTGTAAAGGCTTGTAAAGATGGCAAGGAAAAGATTATTCGTTTTGGAGATGCTAATATGAAGATCAAAAAGAATATTCCTGCTAGAAGAAAGAGCTTTAGAGCCAGACACAGATGTGCTACAGCAACAGATAAATTTTCTGCAAGATATTGGTCTTGCAAAAAATGGTAACAAAAGGAGATAACTATGTATATGAAAAAGAAGAAAAAGAAGTCTAAAAAGAAAAAGAATAAGAAGAAAAAATATTAATATTAGGTGGAATCATTTTGATGATTGGGTATGATGGAGGGGTAATAGGAGATAAATATGCCGTTTAGTAAATACAGTAAGAAACAAAAGAAATTAGCAAGAGTTGCACCACCAAGAGATAAAATTACAGGTGCAGACTTTAGAGCTTTGAAAAAGAAAAA